ACTGCTACACGCTGTTCGTGTATGCACATATCAAACGCACCCTTAACAGTGGTGTAAAAACCAACACCATTGCAAATAACACGGATCTTTTGGTTATTGTCCAGACCCATTACAAATCGCTTGGTACGCATTCTGCTCTCCTAATCGTTCAGTACAGTAGTAATTATAAAGCCTTTTGGGCGGTTGTCAACCACCTAAAATGTTGTTTTTTAGCCACAAAAAAGCCCTTATAAATCAATGACTTACAAGGGCTTAAAAACTGTTTAAAATCAACTACTTAGCTTAGTACTGAGTACAGCGATATTCTGTACGGCGTTCGAGTATTTCGCCCCAGCGATTTTTAACAATAATAGTTAATGGTTCACAATGTTGTTGCGGTTCTCTTACTACAATAACATTCTGATTATTTTCGCGTTCTTTAGCTTTTGCATCAGCAATAATAGCACCTAATACTACGCCACCAATTAATGGCGCTACCCATTTACCACCACCATGGTGATTATGTGATCTATAATGATCATAATGTCTAGGGCCAGCTATAGCTGGAGTTGCTATAACCATTGCCAATAATAATGCGAATACCTTTTTCATAATGGCTCCTTTATTGTTATACTTATTTAGTTAATTACAATATCTTCCATACCAGCAGTACGTAATCTTGTAATATGACCAATTTGCCATTGTTTAGTATCTAAACCCTTCATAATACCTAAAAACTTATTACGAAGTAAACTAAATTGGTTGCATAGGTGAGTAAGTGTAATAACACTTTCCTCACCATCAACAAACTTCTCTGCATCTCTGCTGCTGAGTTGTCTGTTGTATGCTTCCAAATACTTTCTAAACACCTTACTACGCTCTTTGCGTAGCTCAATATTTAAATGCTCAAGGATAGCCTCAATCTCTTGAAGTTGATTGAATCTATGCTCTGTGATGCCTGGGAGGGCAGCACTGGATTTCTCCAGGCTACCCCTAATACCACACTCGTACCTAGCAGTTTCAAGCTCGTCCTCAAAGTAGGCAATACAATCAATGATATTACCTAAATCATCGACAACCTTATTGTACCAAGTACTCATGTGTTATTAATCCCATTCCTCATCGTCATCATCTTCGTTACCATCAAGTAGGTAATCAAAATGACTCTTAATTGCAGCCTTCATTGCTGAATCAAAACTTTGCACATGATCTTCAATATCATCTAAACTTAGATGATCTTCAAAGGTTCTCAAAATTGTTTCAGCAAATTCGACTCTATCTTTCTTTGGGACATGTACTTTTACAATATCCCAAAGCTCGTCAAGAAGTGCAACTTCAGGACTCATCTGCGTATTCCTCCGGTGTTGGTTCAAAGTCATCGGCAGAAGCATCCTCTACTACATCTTTATTAGCGACAGGATTCTGCTTCCACTCGTCAATAATTATCTGTAGCTTGTTGCTAGTCCAGCCTTTTCTGAACTCCTTGATGACTTCGCCTGTAACCGGAGAAGTGTAAGACAGCTTATTACCTTCCTTGACCAAGATACCCTTTGCTTCAAACATGTCCAACAGGCCACTGTATGGATCCATACCTGAATCATAAGGAATCTTAATCTGTACGCTTTCAAAAGGCTTGCTGTAACGAGTTTTCATTACCTTACAAGCACTACGAATACCACGTACTTCGCTGATCTTATTACCGTCCTCATCTTCCTTGAGCTTGAGCTTACGCATAGCAACTACAATACTTGATGCATAGATAAAGCCTTGACCACCTGAGATCTTGTCATCTGGATCAAACATATCCTGGCTTGCATAAGTATGGTTGGTTGCAATTAGTGCAATTGGATAAGGAGCAATCTGGTTAACAGTGTTTCTTACCAATGCTGTTAGTGCCTTGGGCTTACGACCCATGTCACCTTTCATGTCACCTTTCTGGAACTGATCAACGTCAGTTGGAGTAAGCAACATGCCCAAGCTGTCAATTACGAATAGCAGCTTAGGTTGATCTTCGTAGGGTAGGTCACCATAATTGGCTTTGTAGTCCTTCATGAAGTCTGAGATGGCTTTGGCCACATCGTCAATCATGCTAACACTAATACGAAGTAGTTTTTCTGGGCTGGTATCGACATCTAGTGCCTTCAACCATTCTTCGTCAAGTGCGTTCTCGGAGTCAAAAAGAACTACTTGACAGCCCATCTGCTGTGCGTTACGCACAATATTGCCGGAACAAATAAATGATTTACCTGAACCTGATTCACCGGCAAACACACTTACCTTACCTAGCGGAATACCCTTGTTGAAGTCTCCGCTGATAAGATAGTTTAGTGTGTGGTTACCAGTGCTGACCCAATCACGTGGATCGTGGAAGCCAGCACTAATACCGGTAATACTTTTAGTCAGACCAGTACGAAACTTGGTCAAGTCAAATGGTTTTTGCATGTGCTCTCCTTAAGCTGACTTGCGGTTGCGAATCATTGCAAGAATGTCATCTGCTGACTTCTTTGCACCATCGCTAGCTGCTGGAGCAGGAGTTGGCTGTGCTTCTACCTTTGGGGCAGGAGTAGTGTCAAACGGTGCTTCGTCATCTTCTTCAACTGCTGGCTTTGCTACTGGAGCAGGAGTTGGCTTTGCTGCTGGAGCACTTGCCTTCTGAAGAGTTGGGCTTGCTGCGCCAGCCGGTACTTCAACACCATATGGCTTGTAGTAGTTACCCCAACGTGCTGGATCATAAAGATCGCCATTAACACTTGCCTCAAACATTTCGCCAATTGCCTTGTAGTGATCGGCGCTTGGGCGAGCTGGGAGGAATTCGTTTAGATCAAACAAACCATGCTTGTCAATTGCAGCCAGCTCTGTTTCATCTAGACTACGCTCCTTACGAGCCCACTTGGAAGTGCTGTAGTCTGCATACTGACCCTTAGTGGTCTTTGAAAGACGGAAGTCAGTACCGCTAAGATAGTCAGTTGGAATATTTTCCATATCTGGATCCATCAACGCACTCTTAATAATGTTGAAGATCTGTGGACCAATTACAAAACGACGAATTGGATTTTCAGGAGCTTCTTCACTGAGAGGATTCTCTGTAACAAAGCCCTGGAAGATATATGACTTCTTCTTCCAATACTTACGGCCCATTTCTTCTAGAGCAGGATCCTTGAACCAAGGACGAACTTCAGTTAGAATTGGACAAGTATCGCCGTACATTTCACCGCATGGTACCTGTACAGTTACAGGCTTGTTCTCACCACCAACTACACCTGGGAAGGTTAGTCGGATCATCTGACGTTCAACCCAAAAGAAGTCATTCTTTTCGTTGCCGTCGGGGAGGAAGCGGAATGTTGCTGAAGCGCCTTCTTCGATATTCCAGAACGGATAAATTGCGTTATCGCTTTGCGCTTGGGTGTTTGAGGAACCAGGCTTTGATTCCATTGCCGCGAGCTTTGCGCGGATCTCTGCTAATGAGGCCATAATATTTCTCCTTTGCCATATGTGCCATGTTTGTTCTTAATGTAAGAACGTTTGTTTAGTTTAATGCCTAGATAGAAAAAAGTCAACACCTTTTTCTAACAATTTTATTTATCTTTCTTCACTCAATA